TGTTGGTAAGATTATTAAACGTGGACCAAATTATGTACAATATGAAATGGAAGATGGTGGTGTAGAAAAAGCATGGTTAAATGAAATCACACCAGCAAACAATATTGACAGCGAAATACAAGTTGAAGATGTTGATAAAAAGAAACTAGTATTACAAAAAAATGCTAATGAATTAAAATCTTTTAAATCTTTTGAAGAAGAAATCAATTCAGCTAAAGACGCACAGAAAAAAGGCGTTGAAGATGAACAAGATGAAACTGAAAAAGATGAAAAGAAAGATAAGAAAAGAAAGTTACCTGTTGTAACACCAGGTCAACCAAAGATTGCTAATGTAGATGATTGGACACAAGGACCAGACAATGCGGCACAAATACACACACAAAGAACATTTAATATTACAACACCAGGACAAGTAAGAGACTATGCAAAACTAGTTACTACTAGAAAGTTTCAAAAATTTGAAGAGGTTGATGTAGAAGAAGGTATCAAGCCATATGTTTCTATGATGAAAAAAGATGTTCGTGGTCGTAGAGTAATGCATTATCGAGTTTTAGATAAAGATGAAAAAGAAATATTAGTGACTACTGATCAAAAGAAAGCAGAAAAATTTTTAAAGAAAAATTATAATAAACTTAAAACTGGCTCAGTAAAACCTATCAAAGAAGATACGATTGAAGAAAAGGGTCTTTGGCATAATATTCACATGAAAAGAAAACGTGGAGAAAAAATGCGAAAGAAAGGTGAGAAAGGCGCACCTACTCCAGATCAATTAAAAAGAGCACAAGGTGAAGCAGCTCAAGATCCAGACATTAAAGATAAAGATGGCACACAACCTAAAAAATATTACTCTGGTATAAAATCTAAATCTACAAAATCAGCTAGAGACGCACACTTTAAAAAAGGTACGAAGATGGATGATGATAATCCAGCAGCATATAAACCAGCACCTGGTGACGCTAGTGGAAAAACAAAACCATCTAAACATACTTTGGCATTTAAGAAAAAATTTGGTGAAGACGTAGAACAAGAAATTAAAGATATTAAATCATGGTCAGAGTTAGATGAAACAATTGAACAGTATAAGGACGAGTACGGAACAGATTATAGAGTTAAACTAGACCAAACCGTATCCGAGATGTTTGATGAGTTACTATCTGAAAACACAGGTGTTAAAAACAAGGCTGCCAAATCAGGAATGCCATATGGGATATTAATGAAAGTATATAACAGAGGCATGGCTGCATGGCGAACTGGACACAGACCTGGTACGACACCTCAACAATGGGGTATGGCTAGAGTTAATTCATTTGTCACTAAATCAAGTGGTACTTGGGGTAAGGCAGATAAAGACTTGGCAGCGAAAGTTAGAGGTAAGTAATGAAATCACTAAAAGAGGTACAACGTATTGATGACTATTGCGAGTCCTGTGACCTATATGAAGATTTAGAAATCACAGAGGCAGAGTATCAAGGTAAAAAAGTAAAGTTAAATGATCCTACCCGTTCAAGTGATGGAAAGAAAAAGTTTTATGTGTATGTGAAGAATGAGAAGGGTAACGTAGTTAGAGTTGGATTTGGTGATCCAAATATGGAAATCAAAAGAGACGATCCTGGTAGAAGAGCAAGTTTCCGTGCGAGACATAATTGCGATACACCAGGACCTAAACACAAAGCAAGATACTGGTCATGTTATCAGTGGCGTGCTGGGGCTAAAGTTGACAATTAGTATAAATAGTAACACGGAGAGATAAAATGCAAAGATACGGTTTAAATATGTCACAGATCCAAGAACAAATGATGTTCGAGGAGTATATTGACGGTGTCCTACAACTAGATGACGAACAATTTTATGAGTATTATGATAGTCTGGATGAGGACCAACAAGAAGAATTAGAAGAAGTTATAGGCAAGATTGCCAAGGGTATTGGTAAAGTTGCGATATCGCCAATCACACTACCATTCAAAGCAGTAAAAGGTATTGCGAAGGGTGTTGGTAAAGTGGCAAAGGGTGCGGCAAAGGCAGTAACATCTAAACCTGCAAAAGCAGCAGGTAGTATGGCTGCTAAAGGTGCGGCCGCTGCTGGTAAGGCTGCAGTTGGTGGTGTTAAAAAACTTGCAAAAAGACTTTCAACAACAGGTAGAGCAGACGCGGCTGCAAAAAAAGCAAACGCAATCGCAAAGAGAACAGCAGAAAGAGAACGACTTGCTAAAGAAAAAGAAAGAGTAGCAAAAGAAAGAGAACGTGCTAAAAAATCAGGTAGAGCAGATCAAAGATCAGCAGTTGCAGATAAACAAAAAGAACTTGATAAAGCAGCACAAAAAACAAGAGACACACAGAAAAAAGAAATAGAAAAAGAGGCACTAGACGATAAGGATAAAGAGACAGTTAAAGATGTTATCAAGGGTCTAAAGAAGGCGAGTGGACTACACGGTAAACAAGCGAAACAACTACAGAAAGATATAGATGATGAGTTTATACCAGAGGCGTTGGAACCACTAGAAGAATTTACAGGAAAACAGATTGCCAGACTAAAGAAAGAGTATGAGAGTTTGAGAGGTAAAGAGACTGGTGTTAACCCAGAGAAGTTTGCCAAACTCCGTAAGTTAATGGACAGATTTACTAAGTCACAATTACTACAACTTGTAAAAGCAGATATACCAATCCTAACATCAGGTGCGAAATCAAAGTTGGTGTTAAAGTTTGGTATGAAGTGGAAACAACTACCAGAAGATTTCTTACCTTACATAGAGATATTTGCTGATGATGAAAAAGAGTTGAGTGAGGCAAAGAGAAAAAGTAACTTTAAAGAAGTTGATCCTAAAGTAGTAGATAGGATTGAGAAGATGATGAACGGTACTAGAGCCGAGAAGGATTCTATTGCCAACATGTTAAACTATTTCATGCCACCAGAAGTGGTAGATATGGTAAGATATAAACTAAAAATTGTACCAAAACGTGGTAGAATTAAATTTAGATAAATTTTAAGGGAGACTAAAATGAATAAAAAAACATTAGGTTGGAATCCTACTTACTTTGGGGAACCAAAGAAAGGATCACTAGCCTCAGTAATTTCAGATATTACTGATAAACAAAACGCCTTAGTTGGTGATAAACCAGAAGTGGCGTCTAGTGCGGCAGTACAGGCTGCAGAGAAGAAACAAGAATTAAGTCAAGAGGCTGTAAGTCCTGCACAACAGGCTGCGATTGCAATTTCTAAAAAAGAACGAGGCGAAAAACCTAAAGAAGAAGAAGGAAACGCATTTGGTAAAGCATTACAGGCTGCTAAAGAAAAAGGCGAGACAACTTTCGTTGTATCAGGTAAGACTTACAAAGTAGAAGACGCTGAGAAAATGAGAGACAAGAACAAAGAAGACGCTAAGGGTGAGAAAGATCCAGTGAAAGTACACGGTGAAGACCTGAACAAAGAGATTGAAGCGGCACAACAAGGCAAGATTAAATCTCTAGTTGACACAATCAAAAACATGTATTATTCTGAGACGAACAAGAATGATAAGTCAGACGATGGTGATGGCATGGACGCTGTTCAACCAAAGGCAGTAAAGAAGAAGTTTAAGGACAGAAAAGACAAAGACATTGATAACGATGGCGATGTTGATAGTTCAGATAAGTATTTACACAAAAGAAGAAAAGCGATTAGTAAAGAGATAGATTAATGAAATACTCCGCTCTTGCGGAGACGTTGCATGGCATAAAATTAGTCCAAGAGCAAGATAGTCTCCCAACCATCTATTGCGACATGGACGGTGTCCTTTGTGATTTCAACAAAGGTATTGCCAATATGTTTAATCTGAAATCTAAGAACCCATCAGAACCTGGGCCCATGCAAATGGCAGGGTATTCTGACGCTAACGATTGGTTATCATCACCAAACACGGCGCCAAAATGGGAACCAGTATCTCAATATAAGATGTTCTGGCCAACTCTACCCTGGACACCAGGTGGCATGAAGTTATGGTCATTTATTCGTAAGTTTAATCCACACATATTATCCGCATATACACCATTCGATAAGAATAGTATTAGGGGTAAACAACTGTGGTTACAGAGAAATCTAAAACTTACTGATACAAAAAGAATACACATTGTCCGCAGAGACCAAAAGAAAGTCTATGCTAAGGGTAATGTTTTGATTGATGATTTTAAGAAGAATACATCAGAATGGAAAGCGGCAGGCGGCCAACCTATACTATATAAGTCCACGCCTCAAGTAATTAGTGATTTAAAACGAATGGGTTATAAATAGAAGTAGTTATAACTTAAACTTATTAATAAGGAGAAATTAAAATGGGACTATGGGGAAAATCTACTTCCGCAGATAGTAGACCAAAGTTTCTGAAAGGTGACGGCGCTGAAGGTGCAGGGGGCAAACAAGAAGACGCTCTAGCAAC